GCGGTCTTTGGTCTCGGAGTTGAAGGTGAGGGTGTGGCTGGTGCAGTGGCCCACAGCCTTGCCGCCAACAAACAGCAGCAGATCAGATCCATTTACATATCCTTCCATTGTGCAAAACAGATTTTATGGTTATTAAATTCTGACTTGAAAAGTGAGCTCCTGAATATAGGCATCATCCTGCCACCCCTCGGCGCTATCGGTGAGCGTGCAGCTCCTCATCCTCATGTTACCGACGCCTCCCTGTTTGAAGTCCAGGGCGGCCCGTACAATCTCGGCGAGTTCCACGCCTTCCTGGTAGTTGGCGGTGTAACACTCGACGGTGATTAGTGCCGCGTCGGCACCAGGGAGTGCCGCTTTTTGCGGGGTTGCGCTCATGCCTGTGCGGCAATAGCGGATATAGGGGAGCGTGGCGTTCTCACTGGCCACAACCGGGAAAATCTTGGTCACGCGGTCGGTGACGTCGGTGCTCCCGCTTAGAATGGCAAAAATGATTTTGCCCGCGCTCAAGGTGGTGGTGGGGATGGTGTCCATTATACGAGTCCTTGTTTTTTGAGTGCCTTGTCAAGGTTTGCCTGGAAGTCCCTGAACAGATTCGCCTCCACACTGGTGGCGCTGCTCTCAGTGCGAGCCAGGAAGCGATAAGCCCTCATGCGGCCAGTGTTATGTCCCTTGCGCTTTCGTACAAAGAATTTAGACTGGCTTCTGGTCTTACGCTGGACGGCGCCTTTTTTTGCGACGCCTTCCTCAGCCCACATCAGCACGGGCTTTTCGAGTCCCTGGCGGTTGGTGTGGTAGCCCTTCTTGTGCCACGGCTTCACCGATACCATGAAGCCCGCGCCCATACGCTCAGGATAAACCCGCACCATGATGCCCCTCGACAGCCGCTGCTTGGTGCCGGTACCAATGCCGCTGGACTCAAGGTTTGAGACCGCCGCCTTTTTCAGGCGGTTGCCCTCACGCCTCATAGCTCCGCGCAAAGCCTTGCGCTGGGCCTTCAAGTCAAGCGCCGTGAATACGTCACGGAACGGGGTCTCGATATTTACAGCATCTTCCGGCATGATGACAGGATCACTCAGTTACTCATTCACTCGCTCACAAACCAGCGTCTTGTAGCCTTTGTCAATGTTGGGGATGATAGCCACGACGGTGTAAAGCTCTCCACCCAGCAGCTGGGCTCTCCAGTTGGGCTGGACGGGGTGAGCGTCACGGATGTTAAACTCGGCCCGGTAGTCGGGGAAGTGTTCGCCCACCTCCTCGCTCCTGAACCCGGTGTGCTTTACACGCTCGGCGTGAACCGTGCGCGTTTCCTCATACTGGGTACCCTCGCCGCCCATGTCGTCCTGAACGATCACAGGCCGCAACAGCGCGAGCTTATACTTCATCCGTCCCGCTATCATCTGCCAACTTTCTGAAAGGTTTGATTAAAGCCTGTAGCGAGTCGGGAACGGCGTGAAGCTGTACCTGGCTCACGCTCTCGCGCTGGTTGTACAAGTGCCCACCCAGCAGCATGATGGCGTGTTTGAGGCTCACGGGAAAACTCCCGCCGCCCATTTCGGTCAGCTCTGCCTCTGTTCTGTTTGTCGCATTGATGACGCTTTCCTGGGCTACCTCAAGAAGGTGCTCCAGGTAGGTGTCATCGTCGGCGAAGTCATCCGCACGGACGTGCTTTTTGAACAGTTCCAGACTCACTACGTTAGCCATAATCTAAGACACGGTTAAAGGGTTGTTTAGCTGGCAGCCTCTGTCAACTGTGCAAACGCCTCCTGGCGCAGCACGGTGATGGCATAGTCCACGTTGAGAACAAAGTCGATGGCGTTCTTGCGCGCCAGGCTGTAGGGGTCAACGATGAAGCTCATCTCGCCGAATAAGCCCTGGGGCGCATACTTGAAGCAACCGAAGTCGATCACGCCGTCGTCAACGTCGCCGGTGGTAAACACAGGGATGCCATTGATGCGTCCATTGTTCACGATAGCCTCGGCGGCACCGCTCCACTTGGGAGTAGCCTCAAGCAGGGCCTTCATGGTCTCGCTCATGACGAAGCACATGCCCTCGGGACGCACGTTACTCTTGAGTACGGCACCTTTAAGTGACAACAGATCTGCCAGGGTAGGTGTGCCATTCTTGGCATAGGTTTTCTTGCACGAAGCCTTGAGGTTGGTGGTAAGGAAGGGGCCGACCAGGTTGGTAGCGCCAGCAACCTTTGTGCTTGAGAACATGATCTTGTTCATCAACGCAGCGGCGGCCATCGGGATATACTCACGAGCAATGGTGCCCAGCAGGTCGTCGGTCTCGTTCAGAGCCTCACGAGTGATGGGCACGGCGACGCCGATGCGCTCTGGCTTAGCAAGGAGCTTGCTCAACGGAATCTTAGTGTCACCCAGGGCAACAGCTTCGTCGTTGATAGTAGCGCTGAACGACTCAACAACTGGCCACTGGTGGTTGCCCTTCAAACCGGTCAGCAGAGGCGAGCCGATTGCGGACAAGATAATCTGGTTGTACAGGGGCTCAACGATGTCGTGGGTTGTCAGCGATCCGGGATTGGGACTGGTAGCAGGATTAGCATAGCCAGAGGCATTGCCGCCAAAGTTGGCATCCACGCCGCGACGGATCTTTACCTCGAAGCGCTGTCCCTGTGCCAGGGCTTCACGCATCTGACGGTTTACGTCCTCATGATCCTCGCGGTCGTTGAACTCGATAATCTTCGTGTTAGCGATGACCTTCGCCTGGAGGATGCTCAGCTCACGCATGAGCTCTACCTTCTCGGCCTTCTCAGCGTCGGTGAAGTCCTCGCGCTGCTTGTCACTCTCGAGATTCTCCGCCATCTCGTTCAGGCGGCCCTTGATCGCGTCAATACGCTCCAGGGCTTCACGCATCTTGAATTTTTCTTTTGCCATAAATCGTAAAAGAATTAAATGAATAATCAAGTTAACCGCCTAACAATGGCGTTAATCTCACGTTTGAGGGCCTTGATGGTCTCGCGCTTTTTCCCTTCGTCGATGCCGGGTTCCGGCTCGGGAGTAGGTTCCGGCTCGGGATCATCGCCCAGGTTGACACCGGCGTCCTCCACTTCGCGCCTGGTTACACTGGTCTGCTCATAGGCAGGGTCGGCGGCCAGGGTGAAGTCATAGACTGCATCAATGCGCTTGACGTGGCGCAACAAGATGTCCTCGCCATCGTCGGTTTTCTCATTGATACGCTCATAGCTCACGGCGTTCTCGCTGTCGCTCTCGTCGGTGCTGTAGCAGAAAGAGCAGCCGGCAATATCGCCACGTTGCACAAGCTCAAGGGCTTTGTCGCCGTCAACAGTGTGCGGCATTTCGGCCCAGAATTTGACGCCCACGGCGTCCACCTCGTAATTGAGCGTGCCCTCGCCCTTGTTGCTCCTGGCCAGGATGAGCTGCCGGTCATGGAACATGGTCAGCTTGATGTCCTGCCCGTCCAGCGTCTCGCGCGTGATGCAACCAGGCTCGAGCACCTCGTAGTAGCAGTCCCACCAGTCACACAACAGGCGGGAGCGCACGCCAAACTTGAGGGCGTAGCCTTCGATGGTGCGGCTTTCGCCGCCATCGGCGGCCTCGCGCAACTTCAAGTCGGCGACAAGTGCGATGGTTCTCTTTTTCATTGTTGGTTGTTTTGTTGGTTATTGTTGCCCGATAGCTTGTCACTGCCCAGCGGGGCCAGATTTGTCGAGACGTGCACCACGTCACCGCCTGGAACCTCGGGAAGGTTTTCCTGTCGGCGCCAGTCGTTGATGGTGTAGATACCGGCCTCGATCGTTTTTTTCTGGTAGTCGGCCAGGCTTTGAAGATCCAGCGAATAGATACCACGGCGGTCGAACTTGAAGCGGCGCTTGGTGTATTGGGTCGGGCTGATGAGCTTGCGGTTGAACTCAGCCTCTATGCGCTTCAAGATCGGGTCGAGTGTCATCGACAGGAAGGTGATGTTCGCCATTTCTGCCGATTTATAGTTATTGCTGGTATCATCAAACACAAAGGACGGCTGCACGCCGAAGAAGCGGCAAATCTCGCGCACGGTGAACTTGCGCGACTCCAGGAACTGCATGTCGGTCGAGCTGAGCGAGATCTGCTTGAAGTCCACCTGGCCCGGTAGGCTCACGATGTGCTCGCCGGCACTAAATCGCCCGTCAATGTCCTGGGCGGTCTTTTCGAGCTCGCTGTCCTGGTACTCACCAAACCCGATGGCGCTCTTGTCGTTGCTCACCAGGCCGCGCACGTTGCCGCCGTTGGTGAAGCGGTTGGCCGTTTCGGTGTCGCCAGCCATTGCGATACCGGCCACGCGCCTGGCGTGCATGAGTACGCTCTCGCCCTCCTTGCCGTCGCTGGTGTGGAGGTAGAGGTGAATCACCTCGCTCTCTCTGAACGTACCATAGACGCCGTTATACTGGTCGCAAATGGTATAGGTTTCGTTCAGGGTGTCGTGGGTCACGCTGTTATTGCTGCAAAGCACCAGGTCGGTCAGCTCTCCAGCTACATAGCGCGGCACGATGTAGGCGTTACCCTGGAGCAGCATCTGACGCACGGCAAAGCTCCAAAAGTCAAAGATCGACATCTCCGGCATGGGTTGGACGCGCAACAGATAGTCGAGTGGACTGTTGGTGTCAGCCTGGAAGCGCCCGTCTTTCCACTTGAGCACCTCAAGGGTGAGCGTCGCCACGCTGTCGCTCAACAGCTGCACGCAGCGGTAAACGGTGGCGATATTCAGCGACTCGTAGGCCCCAGGCATGTACATGTACACATTGCCGCCCCCTGTTCTCGGGGTCGATGCCTGGGGCTGGGCGGGCTGCTGCTCGCCTTCATCCTCACGGTGCCATATTTTTCTCCACCAGTTTGCCATATTTGGCAAAGTTACCACATTAAAAAGGGCCCGAAAAATTGGCCAGGGTGCATCGTGGTACATGGTGGCGCAACATGGCGCAAATTAAGGGTTTTTAAGTTTTTATTTTGTTTTTGGTTCCTTTTTGCGTGTTTTCTTCAATTTTTTGGCGTTTTCTTCAATTTTTTGGCGTTTTCGGGCCTATCTCTCGTAGCTGTAGAGCTGGCCCAGGGTCATCAGCGTCGTGATCGCGCCGTCGATTTTCCTATATTGCGACGCCTTGAGCGGTTTTTTATTCTCCAGTCTGTCCTCGTCGATAACGCAATTAGTCAGGCAATAGACGTTAATCGGGTTATCGTTGAGCGTGATCCTGGGCGGTGTATCGTAGGCCAGCATCTCAAAGCTCTCGACTGGTAGGTTAAAGCTGCCGTATGTCTGTGAATAGGGCTGCAGCACTGCTCGGTTGCCTATGCTGGCCAGGATGTTCACAAGTTCCTGGGATTTATAGGCGTCGTAGCCTATGCGTATAATGTTGACGATTTTGCTACGCTTCACGATGTCGCTGGCTATCTCGCGCACGTCAATCTTGTTGCCCTGGGTGAACTTCAAGTGGCCGGCATCATGCCAGACCTTGTAGAGCTCGGCGTTGGGGTGGCCTCTCAGCGATCCGACTGGGAAGTAGTAATCGGTGTGGCTGTAGAAGCGTTTAGTCGTGCTACTGTAGAGCGTATAAGTCACGGCGCTGAAATCATCGCGGACACTCAGGTCAAATGCCACAGCGCACGGCGGACGTCCTTGCACCGCGTCGATCGAGAAGTCGCCGCAAAGCTCCTTCGCTTTCTCAAACGTGAACCACGTCTTTGCCTCGTTAATCGTGAAAATATTGAGCAGCTTAGTCCTAAAGGTGAGCATATTCTCAGCCGATAGCTGGGCGTTGGCCCACTCGTTCTCGTAGAAGTCCGGCTGGACGGTAATGCCGATGTGTGGCTGCACTTTTGCCCAGGTTGCCGGATCGCCTTCCTGGTCGTCCACGTCAGGGCAAAACAGGTCGGCAAACATGGTGTCGTTAGTGATCTCGCCACGGAGCACCTTCATGGCGCCCTGGATTTCGCTGTAACACGGCCCGTCAATCACATCGCTGGCGGTCGTGATTACCACGGTCAGCGGCTCGCGCCTGGGGCCCATTGATGAGGTGAGCACATTCTTCAAGTCGGCGCCGTTTTTGTTGGCGGTGTTCCTGGCTTGTGCATATTCGTCCAGGATGGCCAGGG